TAAAGAAGCCATAGTTTAAAATATTTTATAATGAACATGCTGATGTACAAGTGTTACTATAAGGAGCAGTAGATAAATCAACAGCATAGGACGTGTCAAAAGTATTATCAGCTTGAGTCTCTACTCTATATACATAGTCACCAACTTTGTAATACCTTTCAGTGTTAGTAGAAAGTTCAACACTTGACCTAATTCTATAAGCAGCTAAAGCACCAATCTGAGCACAGCTACTTAAACAATTAAATTTAGTAGCAGCATAGTAAAAATATTCTTTACCAGTTAATCCACCCTCTACACCAAATGTATCTATCACTTGTAATCCAGTACCACAATCAGCCATTAATCTAATTTCTAAAGGATCACAACTAGGAATTGCTGGAATATTAATAGGATTGGTCTTTTTACCAGAAATAGTAGTCCAATCTGTTGTACCAACAACTCTCCACTGTACAGTATACCCATTAGCAGGCATTATACTAGTTGTTGTGTAAGCTATTTGTAAAGTTTTATAAGTTGAACACGCCATATATTAGTTTTTAAACTGTTGTACCTGTACCAGAAACAACAACTGTAGATCCAGCAAAAGCTTTAAATGCTTGAGGAGTTCCTTGTACTACAGATATAGTAAATATTTCATGATTTGAACCAGTGGCTTTTATTACAGTGGACCCACCAGATAAAGCAACACTAGGAGCTTGAGACACTACAAATGTAGTTGTACCTTGTACAGTAACTACTGTTGTGTTTGATAAAAATGTGCCAGTTCCGCTTAAAACTTCTACAGTCATTCCAGCAACTAAACCAGTAGTTGATCCTACGGTTATAGTTGTGTTAGAACTAGTAGCTCCAGGTGTAGATTTATATACAGGGCCTAAACCTAAATATCTAACAACATATGGAGTAGTAGTGGTAGCAGTAGAAGTATAACTAACTAAAGGTACAGGTGTTGGTAAAAGACCATTTACAACTTTGTGTAATTTAGTTAGTATTGTTTTTAATCTATCATTATTTAAAACTCCTAACGCAGGTAAATGAGATCCAATAAAAGATACACAACTAGTTTCAGAAACTTCTTCACAAGGTTCTCCATCCACACAAGGAGGTAGAGAAACAGCATTGTTTGGAGGACAGTCTGCACAAGGATTACAATTACTTAGTGTTAAAGGAGTATCATTACAAGACATAGTATAATTATTTTATTATTAAGCTAAAGTTGCCGTTACGGAGGTTGGAGGATTACAAGCTGGAGTAGTTAAAGTGGTTACACTAATAAAAGCACAATTACTTTTAGTAAATGTTCCAGCAGTTGGAATAATTCTTATTTTATAAGTAGTTCCAGCAGTTAGACTAGTAAATGTCCCAGACCTAGTTGTAGTCCCAGAAGGAGTTTGACTAGATAATTCAGTGGTTTCTGCATTATTATAAAGCTTTGCCAGATAAGATGTTACACTACCACCTAGTTCAGCAAAACTGTAAGCAATAGTTGTATCTGTAGGAGTAGTACTAACTGTAGGACAAATTATATTTATTTGTTGAGTGGAAGTGCTAGTACCTGGAGTACCACCAGAACAATAATTTATAACTCTAAAGTCATAAATTAAATTATCTGATAACCCCGTAATACTTGCACTATTAGTAGAACCAGATACAGTTGAATGTGTAGTCCAAGTACCAGCAGAACTTAATTTGTACTGTACATCTTGTGATGTAGATCCAGAACCTATTGTCCAAGTTAAATTAATATTCATAATGCTTTAGGTTAAAGTTGCAGAAATGCCAGTTATAATAGGACATGGAACACTAACTGTATAAGTGGATGTTTTAGAACATGTTGATCCACTCTTAGTTAAACATCCTTCCACTGTAATTAAATAAGGTTGTGAAGTATTTAAAGAAGCTCCAGAAACTGTATAAGTGATACCATCGGAATCTGTTACAGCTGTTGTTAAATCAACATAAGTTGTATAAGTGTGACCAAGACCATCTGTAATAGTAAGTTTAGAACCTTGAGCAATACAGTTTGTAAATCCAGCAGGAACCACGGTACCACCACCATTAAAGAATACAGTAACTTGTGTTCTATCATTATTAGCAGCTGCTGTAAATCCAAGTAAGAATGCAGAACAATCAACTGTAGTAGATGTAGATTTAAGATCGTAAACAGCAGAACGCATATCACAAATAGTAACCCACATATTCTGTAAAGACTGAGCTACATTAGTAACAGTGTTATTCCAAGATCCAGCATAAGCAGACGACATTGTACCAGCTTTACTTAAAGCATTTGTAGAACCAATGTTACATTGCTGAGCTATTGATGTAGTTAAAGCTGCATTAGACCCTAGAACACTTTTTAATTGACAATACTGATTTTCTAGCTCATCTAGAAAAACATTCATAGCAGCAGGAGTACCTGGTGTAAGAATACAGTTAGGAGTGACTAATGGAGGAGTGTACCCCCCAGAACCCTCTAAAGCTGTCACTCTACTATTTAAAGAAGAAATTTGTCCTGTATGTCCATCTACAACAGCTTTTAACTCACAAAACTTTGTTCCTAATGTAAGTGTAAAGTTACTATGTAAAAGAGTGGTTACTAACTGACCCTGACCATTTGTATATTGTAAACAAGTTGGAAGTGTTAATGTAGGCTCTACATAAGTAGTACCTGGTTGTATAGCATCCACTTTTGTATTTATACAACAAACTTTTTTAACAATAAAATCTAATACTGCTAATAGGGTTTTAGTAGTTGGGGCAGGGTTAGAGGCTGAACAGAAGGATACCAAACAAGATAAATCTAAACTAGATAGATCATAAATTGATTGGATAGAGCAAAGATTAGTTGCTATTTTGTAAACTACACTTGAAATTGTGTCACCACTACATAAGTTTATGCATGGTAAATCTGGGCCTTGCCAAATGACACAGTTAGAAGATGTTGGGGAACAACCCTTATCAGCAGTATTAGAAGAGGTAGGTATCATATTATGATAAACTTAAATTTATAAAGTTTGTTAGTATACAGTATAATATACTGAAATTTCTTTTATAAAACAAAAAAACCACCTAATTTTAGGTGGTTTTATATTGTCTAGTATCTAAATTTTAGATAGTAATAAAACTATAAAAAATAGTGTAGTTTTCACTAGCTTCTACATTCTTAAACTCTTCCAGTTTAAAAGCTTGGTATTCAATTTCTTTTTCAGTTTGTAAAAGCTCGTTAAACTCCTTTTCAAATTCTTGAAAAGTGGGATTAAGTTTTCTTTTTGTAACTTCTGTTCCATCTTCAGCTTTAACCATAATAGGTTTACCTTTTTTATCCAACTCATCTATAACCATAGGAATAGATATGTTTCCAGTGGCCTCATCTAAAGTGCCATACTTTTTAATAAGGTCATTTTTAAGTTCGTCAATAATAACTTTTTCAGCTGAAACTTTTTTGTGTAAATCAGAAAGCCAATACTTAGTAACTAAAGGTAGTTTTTCTCCAAGTAAACCACTACTGATTTTTTCACCTGTCTGTTGGTTGACAAGACCATTGAGTTCTACATCTAGATTGTAGAAGTCAATCAATTTAAGTTTAATTTTTTCCATACGTAGGTTTTTGCAAAGATATAAATAATTATTTAAATAGTAGCATCCCAAGGAACTGGTAAAGAAATAAGTGGTGGATTAACTATAAAATCTAATTGATTGTTTAAAGAGTTGTCAATCATTGTCACATCTATTGATCCATCTAACCAACCACAAACTTGTTCGTATGTTAATTGATCATAAGGTGTAAAGTTACTAGAGTCTACTTGTGTAAATTCTTGAGTTCCAGGCATTGTGATTTTATATTCTATATCGTTTTTTGTAGCGGATGCTTCTCTTATCCAATTAACTTTAATTACAACATTTTGTAAATCACCATCTTGTTCTTTACATTGCATTAAATTAATTATCCATTTGTAATTTGTTTCCATACTTTTTATTTTTTATATTTAATTATTAACATACTCTTAAACGGAAAGACATAGAATCCCAAGCTGCTTGTAAATATAATGTAATATTACTATTTACAGTGGTAGAAAAAAAAGTAGAACTAGATCCAGAACAATAAGGAAAACTAGAATTTGCCACTGACGTTATTGTACTAGATGTTCCAGCATTATAAAATATGGATCCATTTCCAAAAACATCATCATATATACCCACTTTAAAACTACTACCAGCTGGGATACCAGTTATTGTTGTTGAGTTAGTAGAACTAGCTATAGGAAAAGTTTCAGCGGCTCTTATAACCTGGGAATTTGTACCAATTTGGTAAACTATTTTAGCTGACGTATCCGAACCTCCACTTTGTATATTATAGTAAAGTGTAGCTGTATAAGTGGTGGGTCCACAACTAGCTGTGTGGTTATAACTATACCACTCACTCATTGTAGCTGGATTAGTAGAAGAAGGTCTACTAGGACTACATACATTAATAGTAGCATATCCCCCATTTTCAGCCGTGTCTAATGATATAGCTGCTGTACTAGATCTTCCTAGTTCTGTATTTATTTGAGACATTCTAATTATTCCACTAGCTGGTAAAGCCATTTATAATAGTTTTAAGTTTTTCAATTTGTTTTTTATATTTCCAAACATAACCATACGCATGTTTAAAAACTCCTTGACAACATCTCATAATATTGGTAGTATATCCATTTAATGATTTTGCGGCATCAATAAGTCCTTCCCATTCTTTTATAAAGTTACCATCTAAATCATACTGCAGTATAGCAACTTTTTTTGCAGAACTCATTTTTTTTCTAGAGTCTTCTGACATTTTTTTACCTTTTGATGACTTAGATAAATTTTTTCTATGTTCATCAGAAGGAATATAGTGTCTACCTAATGTTCCTTCTCCACCATCAGTAAGATTAGCTAAAGTTCCAGTATTAATGTCTATCCTACCATATAATGCAATAAATTCCTTTTCTTTTTCACAAGCTTCTTCCCAACTTAATCCATCTAGCATTATTTCTACTTCATAATCAGTTTTTTTACTTATTCTTTGCCATAAAATATTTCTACATCGTTTAACAGTAGCTCTATAGTTATCATTATTTGATATACCAATATAAAAAGGTTCATTTTTATCAAGTCTTATATGTCGGTATACATATGCCATATTATCTGTTTTCTAACTGTAAAATTCTTTGTTT